AGAAGAGTGGACGCAGGTTCTGGGCCTGAATGCCGCCGCCATTCTTTACGCGAAGTCCCTGGACTCCACCTTTCACAGATACGCGCATAGGCGCGATTTCCTGAGCATAGGCAACGTCGATTCCGTAGATCGGAGTTTCGCCGTAATCCACGGTCAAAGAGATCGACTGAACGGTCTTATACACCTGATTGTTGATGTAAAGCTTGATGTGTGCGCCGGTTAGGATAATTGGTGCTGCCATTTACTCACCCCAAATAGTTGGATTCTCAGAATACTGAGTGCCCCATTTTCCGAGTCCGATATCGTTCGGATACAGAATCGTGAAAACAATGTTGATACCAGATGCTGCGATCTGATTGATGAGATCTTCTGCGTACAGACGACCAGAAACAACGTCCGTGATGTAGAACGGATAATCCAGACCATCACGCGAAATGTCAGGAGAAGACTTGGTTGCTACGAGAGCAACGTCAGTTCCTTGTGCGTGGAAAGTCTTGATATTATAAGCCGGGCTGATCAAAAGCGTGTTATTCGAAGGACGCGCGATGTAAGGCACGGGACCTTCCTGATCTTGCGTTCCATATCCGAAAATCACATTACCCTGTTCGTCTGGAAACTGAGACGAGTCAGCGACAGTGATAACGCGAGGCATTGTACCGTCAAGATTCTGACTCAGAGTAGTTCCAATATGAGAAACCGTAAAGGGCTGTGACGTATCGTACATGTACGGACCAGGCTGATTAGCGGCCAAAGAAGTAAGGTCGCCCTGTGGTCCGGAAGCAGTAATTGCTGCCGATCCGGTATAGGAACCTACCATAACCTGCGCGCTATCAATGATCTGAATGTTCAGAACATTGCCATCGGCATAGGCCTTCATGCTTGCGGAATATGTCGAATTGATAGCAGCGGCCATATTTTTCACGGTCGCAGCGATAGTTGCGCCATTTGAGAAGTTTACACCCTGCTGAATTAGAGCGGTACTGGTCAGATTGAACGTGTCGCCTGCTCCAGGCTGAGCTTCCAGAGTGAAATAAACATTGGGCGGCTCATGCAAGTGCGCCGAACCTTCGCGACCACGACGAATGACTTTCGTTGCGGCAGGCAGGAAGATCTGAAGCATACGAGCGCTGGACTGATACACTGCGGCATAGGACAAACGAGAGGCTAGGGTTTTCCTAACCGGATTGAAGAAAAGGATAGCAGTGTCCGTCCCTTGGACAACAATGCCTGACGTTCCTAGCGGGTTCACAATTTCAAAATATGAACTATTCACTGGTCCGCCAACTGCGTCAACAATGGTGTAGGAGCCTTCATTAGGAGAAGCCGCAAAGCCTCCGCCATAGATATTGACGTAGTTTCCTGCGGATACCTTACCCAAGTTTGGGTTAGCTCCACCGGACCAAGTATAACGAATGACACCGCCTGGCTGAAGCGAAAGGGTCCACTGAGTAGACATGTTTCCGCCAGCTGCGACAGCTGCATCAAATTTCAATTCATTTTGGGCGCGACCGCCAAGGACCGTAACGCTGGAGGCGGGACCGATAGTATCGGAAAGGATATCGACGTAAGGGCCGTTACCGTCATCCTTGGCAATCGCCGTTCCATTGTAACCAAGGGAACGGAGGGTTTTAGTGATAGCGTCAGCGACTTCCTGAGCCTTTGCAGCTGCGATACTCGCAAACTCAGAGGTATGGAAAGTAATCGGGACCGTATTGTGATCGTCGAAATTGATGATCAGCTGGTCGCCATCTTGCAAATTGTATGGTTCAAAGGCGCGTGCCTGGTTTGACGCACGAACGAATTCGTCACCGAAGATCGCGTTCAAAAGGTTGTTGATCAAGTCGCGAACTTGTTTACGGTTCTTGACTTCAATACCAATTTGACGAAACACGTCATCTGAAAGACCGACCGAAGGAGGACGCACGATTCCGTGCTCTGCCAGACGCTCGTCAAGATAACGCTCGGACGCAGTAGAAATGTAAAGCTGGTCGTTCACAGCGCGCACGTTGTCGATCAACGGTGCAGCTGCGCCTTGTGCCAATGCAGTGAGGATCGCATCGACTCCCGGACCTTTTAGGTACGGATTAAGATACGATCTCAGCCTTTTATACTGCTCTTGAGTATTCGTGATTGCCATTCGTTACGTTCCAATCTGGCTGACAGAGATGTCGAGCACAGGGTCGATAATACGTGCCTTCTCGCTCGGAGCGATGAAGATGATATCGTGGGTAGAGTCGTACTGAGGAGAATCAATTGCCATTGCGCGAACACCAGGGATCGCGTTAACGGCAGCAACGATTGCACTGAATGCGATAGGCTCACCGACAGGATTCGAGTTAACAAGCGAAGAAACCGACGTGCGGACCTGTTCAGCAGTTTGTGCGAACGGAACGCCCGTATTGATTCGGATGTCGATAGACACTTGAATGCGGCGAGTCAAAGGCTCACGAGAGAAGATCTCTGCGCCTGCAGCGCCCACGCCAGGATAAGTCGTAGGATCGCGAGGATCGCCGTAGATAATACGGTTAGCTTCTGCGATCAAGCCAGTATTGTAGCGGTAGCTGTCCAGACCCTTACGGATCGTGGTATTGAAATCCATCTTCGAGATCGAAGTCAACTCGACTTCAGCTGCCTCATCGATCTTAGAATACTGAGCATTCGTGGTGAAAGTCAAGATCGAACGGAATGGAGCGCCAGGTTGCTGAGATGCGAACAGAACTTGTTTGTATCCAGTGTAGAAAACGCCTTCCTGTACATAGACCGAGGTCTCGCGACCGTTCAGGCTGGCGTTCGTCACAGGAGCCAAGGTTCCGGTGACAACCAAAGTATCGCGGTCGATAACGTCCGCGATAGTGTAAGAACCCGCATTCTGAGTGGACAACGTATCGCCAGTAGCCACAAACAAATCGCCAACGACCGTTGCTTCGTATTCATAGAACTGGATTTGAGGTCTGTGAACCTGTAATCCATTCACAGTGGTAACGAAAACCGCTGCTTCATTGACTGCAGAAGGGTTAATAGCTTCCAAGAACGTGCGACGACCTTGCTGCGTCACGTTAACCGTGAAAGGAGCAGGAACGTTGAAGTTCGTGGCGTCGGTAGTTTCTTGGAGACCCGTGGTCGTGACGGTAGTTACACCGTTCGATGCAGAAGCAGTCAAACCAGTCGCGGCACCAATGACAAGTGCAGCTTTAGCTGCTACGGAAGTCGCCGTGTCACCGCTTAAAATTGAAACCTGGAGACCAGTTCTGCCGCCGACGGCAGGGTCTGAGTTAGAGCCGTTTACGTTGAACCAGACATAGTATTGGTTCACGTCACCCGCAGACTGGATCAGGAAGTAAGTTCCTGCGCCGCCGATGGTGAATTGGGAACCGGCAGGCATAACGAGATTCGTGATCTCGGCAAGTGCGTTACCAGTACGGAGAACCATGAACTGACCTTGGTTGGCCGCGTTGAAATCGATACCAAAAGTAACGACATCGCCTGCGCGGGCATTTTCAAGGTGAGGCTGAGTTCCAACGCCGTTCCAGTTCAAGTAGATTGAATGGTTCGAGGCATTGATTTTGAAAGAAGTAGTTGCGTCGTAACCAACGGAAATAGCGTTAAGAGGAAGCAGGACTTCTTCTTCAACAGTATTCACGTTTTCATACCATACGCTATTGTCGTAGCGGCGGATAACGCGGAACTTACCTTGGTTAAGGACTGCAAAAGGAGATCCGATAGTCATCGTATCACCTTCAGAAACTTCCGTGGAAGCCGAGAAATTACCCGCGACAAAGCTGTCACCGGCAATAGCTGCCCCAGAAACAGTCACAGATCCTACTCCGGAGTATGCCAAAGTAGTAGACTGAGCAGGTGCAGTTCCAGTGATAGTCACCACGTTGCTATTGGCAGCGGAAGTAACACCGGCAAGAGTTCCAATGATTGCGGACAGATTCGCTGCCGTATCTGCTGCGGTTAGACCAATTGCGAAATCGGTTCCGGCGACAAGCGCATGTCCACCGACGGTAAAGGTATCACCGGCAGTCGAGTTTGTATTGAGCGTATAAGATCCGTGCGAGAATTCATTCGCTGCATTCGGATTCAAGACGCGCAAGGTTCTGCCGTCGTCAGAAACGCCAGTAACCAGGAACGTGCCGTTGTTGGCCGCATTCGGAAGACCAGCGATAGTCACTAGATCGCCGATGGAAAGTTCATTGAAGTTAGCGTTTCCAGTCAGGATCAAATATTCAGATTCCGAAGTTCCGGAAACCTTAGAAACGTTCAGAGTTCCGCCGCCCGTGTCATTGAAATTGACAGCAGTCTTCAGGAACTGAGGCGATGCGTTATCACCGGCCCAAGACAAGCAGGCAAGAGCGCCCTGTTTCTCGATACGGAAGGTGCGGCCCTGAGTACGGACATGATGGCGGGGCTTACCGAAGTAACGCTGATTGAGAGCGCGACCCAGAAGCTTGATAGTCGATTGGCCCACTGAAGGCGTATTACTCAGTACGGTAATCGAAGTATTCGATCCATAAAGCGTTTCTTTACGCTGACCGACAGTTGCTTGGAGACGGAACCATTGGTCAGAATGAACGCCCTGAGCCGAAACTTTATCGACCGAGATCGAAGAAAGCTGGTTATCTACGCGAGTAGCCGTGTCAAGGACGGGTACCGAGTATCCGTTTGCAAGACCGCCGATGATCTGGATAGATCCATCAGAGCCAAGAGTATCGGTCGCAAGCTCAAGTTTGGTTCCGCGATCAACGACTCCGACAGTAGCAACGGTCGTAAGACCAGTCACTGCGAGAACCGAGATCAGGCGACGGACTTGATCCATCGTGGTAGGAACGAGACGAACTTCTTCTCCGTTGTTGAATGCGTATCCAACATCCGAAGGAAGCGAGAGCGACTTCTTAAAGGTGAAATTAGGCGTACCGGCTAGGTTACTAGAAGCGATCCAGTTGATACCGTCGAGAAGATAGACCGATTCGTATTGGAATCCGCTGTCTTCGAAAGTCGAAAGAGCGATAGTTCCGGTTCCATTTGCGGGAGGGTTAGGATCGTTTACA